TAGCTTGGTTTCTTGTCTCAAGCCCTGCGTTCATTTGGTTAGCTGTATGAATATCACCATTGAGTATCTCATGAGCATACGCTCCGTGGTCGAATGGTGATAAGAAGTGAGCTAGACAACGAAGCTCTAAGCCTGAGCAGTCAATACCTGCTTGGTACCACCCTTCAGGTACTCCAAAGAGTTCTCGACATTGATATCCATAAGGTTTGTCAATAGCAGGTACTTGAGCTACATTAGGGTTACTATGAGTAGCTCGTCCTGATACTGCTCCATTAGGGTTTACCTTGCCGTGAATTCTATTGTCGTCTTTTAGTAGCTTGAGCCATGCCTGATTGCCGTCTGCTAGTTGCCCTAAGCGTTTAGATAACATGAAGGCAGTACTGTAGAGTTGAGCTATATGTCGTACTTCATCACTGGCTTTAGGGTCATTGATGATTTCCTGTAGGCTCTCTTCGTCTAACTTGAGTTTCCTATTGGTCTCCTCTCCGTCCTCATCAGTTTCGATTTCGTACATTGAGTCTAACCACTGGTATCCAAAGTGTTCACCTAAGATATACTTTAGTTGATCTCTTGAATTGATTTTGAATTGCTTGTATTTCTGTACTGGTACTCCTGCCTTGTATCCTAACGTCTTGTTGTCTCGCTTAGGAATGAAAATGCGGTCAGGAATTGGTGGTACATACTGAGTGAGTTCCTTAGTGATACGCTCTAGTTCTTCCCTTAGCTCTGCTTCAAGTACTATTGCTTTTTGTTTGTCGAATGGGAAGCCATTCTTTTCTTGCTTTTGCATTAACCATTGAGCCTTGTGTTCAATCATTGAAGCGTGCTCAGTGAAGCCCTTATCGACAAGTTTGTCGTACAGCTTAGTAGTTACCACTACGTCCTGCTTATTGTATGCAAGCATATCTTCATTAAAGACTGCCCATACATCACCCTCGTTATCTTCGCTATAGGTTCCCTTGAGTACCCCTAAGCGGTACCCAAAGGCTTCTAAGCTATAACGTCCATAGAGCTTCTTAGGTAGTACTCCTTTTCTCATCAAGCCAATATCTACGTCCTTCATATTAGAGTAGACAAGTCTTGCTAGGATAAGTGTATCGACTACCTTTTCATGCTCAAATTTAACTCCATAGAGCTTCTCTAAGCATGGAACGTCAAAGGCAATAACATTGTGCCCACAAATCATGTCAGCTTGTAAAAGTTGCTGTACACCTTGCTCAATCTCATTAGGTCTGTACTCATAGAATTTGTCTGCTTCAGTGTCATAGACTACCATGCAGTGTACTTTAGTTACAGTATCAAGAAGTCCATTTGTCTCAATATCAAATATCAGCATAGTTCTTTAAGAGCCCTTTTAGATAGCTGTTCTGTGTTTTCATCTCAGCAATATCGTGCTCGTTCTCCTCGATTAGTTTTTCAATTTGTCGCTTTTGTTGAGCTCTCAGCCACCCTTGGAAGTCTAAGGCTACTTTCTCTAGCTTGAATAAGATTTTTAATAACAAAGCGTACAGCTCCTTTCTTTATTTTTTCATGTAATTTCGTGTAGCGTGTTCTTTACGTCTACCTTCAGAATAGTTACTTACTCGTCTGAGATAACCGATAACTCGTGTACCATAGTCAATCTTTTCTGTCTCTCCACACTTCGTGCAGTGATCTTCAGTATTAACATTGATGTATCCACAGTTATCACAGATGGTTACAAGACAATTAAATGTCCAATAGTTACAGCCATACTCACCTGCTAAGCATAAGAGTTTATAGGCTTGTTCTTCAGTTAAGAGTTGAGCGATGTTAAGATGACAAGCACTACCACCATCAAGGTACTTAACCATTTCTTTGCCGTGTAGTTTTAGTCGGTCAAGGATAGTCATGTCTGTATTTTCTACAGGATAGAAGTAGGAATTGTAGCAGTCTCGTTTAGTCTTAATGTCATCTGCTTTGTCCCATTGAGCGTTCTTTACACCTAAGTTCTCAGCAGGTACAAATTCAGTATTGAAGCGTACCTTGTAGTCTTTGTATGCTTCTTTGTTTAGCGTATAGATTTGGTTAAGGAAGCCACTCACTGTCTTGATGTACAAGTCAGGGTCTTTCACTGGATCTACACGAAGGTATTCCATGCCCTCAAGCATACCATTGATACCAATAGTACAGAATTGCTTATCAAGACTGATGAAGCCTGCACTGTACGCAGGAAGCAAGCCTGCTTTTAAGTAGTCCTCAATGACTGCTCGGTGAGCCATTAGATACTTTTGCACTCTCTTGATTAAATCAGGGAACGCATAGACACCTTTATGATGACGTTGGATAAAGCGGTTCATATTGATAGTGATAACCTGTACACTACCTGTAGATACACCGCCTGCACCTAAAGTGTAGCTAAAAGTATTATCTGCAAGTTCATTGCGTAGACGACAACAACTTGCTAAGCTGTCAGCACTTTCACTTTGGTAGACGAAGAAGGATAAACCTTTACTCATGTGCTTAGCTAACATATGAGCGAATTCATCGTCCTTAGGTTTACCAGTCTCTTTGTCGACAAGTACTGCACTTGTGAGCACTGGGTATGTCAATAGTTCTTTCTCACGCTCTTCTCTAAACCAGTTCATAAAGAAGTCCTGAAGTTTAGCAATGCTTGTGTAGTTCGCTTTGTCGCCATCAGGGAATGTGAATTCACCAAAGACGCTCTCGAAGTAAAACTTATCGAATACAGAGATATTCCAAAAGACGCTTTGGTTACCTCGTGCACTTGCAGGTTGATTGATTGCATAGACTACACCTTGTAGTTCTTGAGCAACTTCTTTAGCATTTGTCTCTAAGTAGTTGTCGCCATAACTCTTGCGTGCAAAGTGGTCGAAGTACATTAAGAATTCTACTGTAGCGATTGCACCTGCGAAGCCACTGGCTACTTGATAGACAAGATTGACGAAGCTACCACAGAAGGACTGTAGGTTTGTAGGAGCAGTGGAAGTGCCACCTAAAGGTTTAGTGCCCTCGAATAAATAAGGGAACATATTAATACTTGCACAGTAGGGACGTAAAGAAGTCTCATCGTGAATGTAGATAAGATGGTTCTTAATATCCTGCTCATACTGGTGAGCGTATTCACTACCAAACATTTCAGTCAACTTGGCTTCTACCATTGCTCGATTGATTTGAATTGTCTCGAATTTGTAAAGCTCGCTCTCAAGGATACCGATGTTCTTACCATCGACATTACTGTTAGGGTCGACAATAGAGCCATCTGCTGTGTTGAAAGAGTTCATATAGTTTTGAATAAAGTTGACTTTTGTTTGAATTTGGTCATCTGTTAATTTGTTAAGTAATTGTTTAGCCATTTGTCTCCTTTGTAAAAAATGATGTAATATTTGTCCATTCGCCATTAGGCAATTTGTAAAGCATTTTTTGGTTGGTCGTTGGGCTTGCTAAGCCACCTTGACATTCAATGTAACGTCCAATCTTGAGCCATGTTAAGTACTCTTTGTTATATGGAAATTCAATACAGCCATGATAGAGCCCTACTGGATATTCTTTAGAGATAGGCTTTACGATTTTCTCTAGGAATTCTTCAGGGTCAATATCATAGTTTGTCGTACCACCCATGAATACAACTGCGGTGATACCTCGTTGTGTCTTGATGTATTCCTTTAGGTCATCTACAGTCAGCCACTTGGCTCCTTCGTCCGTCCAAAGTTCAGGACTATGACAGCCTTCACAGTGCTGTTTGCAATTACCAATCTCAAAGAATACTGCAATTTCATTAGGCAGTTCTGTTAGAGTTACACCTTGTCCCATTACTGGAATTTTCATAAGGCTACTCCTTTGCTTTGGTGGAGCTTTTCAATAAAGGAATGGACTTGATCTGTGCTCTGTCGTGGTCAAGTAGATTTAAAGAGCTCATCATTTCATCTTTAGCATTTGCTACTTCACCTTCTAACCAGTCCATGTACTTGTCGTTGTTCGTCAAAATTCAGGAACCTCATTATCACTTTCTATGTCGTTCATTAGGTCTGCGTCAGGAATTTCTAATCGGTTTTTCTCTTTGTTAAACCAAAGTTTTCCGCCTATTCCTGTATCACCAGTTTGACGACATTTCAATACTCGAATTTGTACTAAGTTTTTCTTTACATCACTATCAGCTTGTTGATTGCGTTCTAGTGCTATGATTGTGTCCGACAACTGAGCTATTGCTTGACTTCCTCGCAAGTCCTCTAGGGATATACTTCCGCCTTCTTCAGCACTCTTCTTGCCATCTCCTCGTTTAAGATGACAAATACAGATAAGTCCTACCCCTAGCTCTTCGCATAGTTGTCTCAAGCGTGTCATAAGAATATCAATCAGCTTCCGCTCATTGTTACTCTCAATGCCACTTACAGCTATACTGATGTGGTCGATAAGGATAAAGTCGCACTTCTCAGTTACTGCCATGTAGCGAATAGCATTAAGAATTGATGAGTTGTCTAGGGAGCCAAAGTGGTTGTACATGACAAACTTACCAGTGCCTAAGGTGTTATTAAATGCTTCAGTGTATTGGTCGTTGGATATACCTTTACGACTAAGGTGTACTGGTTTGTTTAGGTATAAACCGATGTAGCCTTTAGAAGTCCTAAGGACGTTCTCCTCTAACATCATTGAGCCTATCTTTAAGCCATGCTCCATGACTAAGTGGTAGCCTATCTCTCGGATCATCGTGGACTTACCTATGCCAGTACCTGCGGTTAGCATTGTGATTTCACCTTTGCGTACTCCTCGTATCATTTTGTCTGCCTTTACAGCCCATGGCAGTGAGTACCCAGTTACTTCTTCAGGCTCCTCTAAGAGGTCGTTAAGTAACGTATCAGCATTGATTATGTTCTCAGGTGTTACCTTCTTTGCGTTCTCTAGAGCTTCTAAAAGCTCATTACCTTTGTCGTTGATATAATACTCGTTAGGGTCTTTGTACTGCTTTAATACAGCTATACGGAGCTTCTCAGGAGACAAAATACCTTCAATTTCTTTTGCACCTTTGCGTCCTGCGTCATCATTGTCGAATACGACTACTACCTCGTTGAAGCCTTCAAGCCACTTGAGATTAGCTTCAAATACTTTCTTAGCACTCTGTAGTCCACAGGGAATACTTACGACTGGCTCTTGATTTCCCAGTAGTTGGCTAACTGTTAAGCAGTCGATTTCACCTTCAGTAATGATGAGACGTACTCCATTGTTATACAGTTGCTGTCCAAAGAATGTCGTACTGAGCTTACCCTTGACTGCGAAGGACTTGTCTTGGAAGCGTAGCTTTTGTCCGACAAGAGTACCATTCTCATCGAAGTAATTAGCCACTTGGCAAGGCTTACCTTTGTATGTCGTATAGTAGTACTGGTATTTCCTACAGGTACTCTCAGTGATACCTCTAGCCTTCAAGGGTTTGAGCGACATATCACTGATGAAGTCATCATACTTAGTTGTCGTTTCGTTGCTATTGTGCAGTGCATTACAGGAATAGCAATATGTATGCCCATCAGTGTATTCGCTTAGAGCGTCTGATGATCCACAGTCAGGGCAAGGTAGATGAGCCCTTAGAATTTCTGAAGAGCTCGTCGAATGTCCATATCTTCGACTGATACGTCTACATCGTCAGGCTCTAAGTCGTTACTTGAGATTGCTTCAGTTACATAAGAGATTGCTTCGTTCTCCGTAACGTCCTCTAGTTCAACTTCGTAGAGCTCAATTCGTTTAGCATAGATAGTGATAGACTTATGTTTTCTGTCCATCATGCACTGGTACTCTCTAAGCTCCTCTCGTGTATCACTCAATGATTTCAACTCCTTTATATTTCTCTCGTAGTGCATTGAGTACAACTTCAAGAGCTACTTGAGCTTCTTCGGTAATGTCTGCTAGTACACTGATAGTAGTGTCATAGTTGTCCATCTCACCAAATGCTACTGCTTCTTCAGGACGGAATTTATTTACTTGTCCGTCAGCAGTGATTAAGTAGTGGTGTGGGAAGAATAAGTAGCCTGCCTTTTGGCTGTTCTTCAAGATTACCTCAGGGTCTTTGTCATGCAATGCGTACTGAGTTACTTTAATGTATTTAGTCTCCTTGCGTTCCTTTAGTTTGCCGTATGTTTTGATTAGTTTCACCTCGCTTTCTCTTCTATCCATTTCTTAGGAATGACTGTACCGATGTGGTATTGGAAGCCATTCTTCTTGCACCAGTCGCTATATTTATTAGCTTTTGTCTTAGTGCTTATATATTGATCCTTCATGAATAAAAATCTTATGTCTAACTCAGGGTGTTGCTTCTTGATTGTTAAGTGCTTGCTCCTGTCCTCAGGAAGAAAAAGCCCTTTAGCTTCGACAATAATTCCATTCGACAAAATGAAGTCAGGTTTATAGTAATGACTTGTCGTGTACGGAACCTTTAATGTCTCATACTCAAAGGGTACTTTTGCTTTCTCAAGGTTAGCCTTCACTTGGCTCTCAAAGTTACTGCGTGTAGATTTGTCGGCTCGCTTCTTAAAGCCCCCTAAGCGACTGAAGCTCCAACCTTTAGCCATCAGTGATTACCACTCAACGTCATCACTGTCGCCTACTGCACCTTCGCCTTTAGCTTCTACATCGAAGCCATAGCCTTCAGCACTACCGCCACCACTGTATTCTTTAAGGTCTTTTACAAGTACTGCATTGAGACGTAAAGTAATACCATAGTTCTTAGCGTTCATGATATATGGGTCAGCAGTAACAGCTACTTGTACTGTAGAGCCGTTACCAATTTTTGTACCTTTAGGAAGTGGCTC